AACTAAAACCGCGTTCATCTTCATCATTTCTGCCATCTTGAAGACTCTTCTCCCTAACCTTGTTAGAGTCAATTACTATTACCGCTATTGTTGATGGGCGGGTGGCGTTAGAATTGTTAAGAACCACATTCATATATTATATATTTATTTTTAAAATAGTTTTTTCACACTCTGGATTTTTTATAGAGTAGGGTCGTGTCCCCAGACACGCACCCGTTCTAATTAAGTTTTTATTCCCTCCTTTATTAACTTTTCTAATTCTTTATATTGTCTTATCTTTTCTAAATCCTCTAAATATCCTACCTCCATCTTATCTTTCCAATATCTCTTCATCTTTCTATTATTATCCTTACATCCTCTTGAGCAAAACTTTGCTCCCCTTCTACAATTCACATCATTATTACATTTGTAATATTCACATTTTCTGTTTTCCATAATTTATATATTAAGTTCTAAAACTCATTTTTCTCACTTTTTAAAGTTTTTCATAAAATTTTTTTCACAATCAACCTAATTGTACAATATACTTCATTATTCCTCTACATCTATTACATACATTGTGTCTATTAGATATACTACCAATTTCACAAAATTTACACAACCTATTCTTTTTTAATTCTTTTAGTCTATCTAAATCAGGTTCAACCAACTCTTTCTTAAAAGCATTAGCAAATTGTTTAACATCATTCCAAATAATCATCAATTGCTCATTAACATCTTGGTGTTCTTCACTCTCTCTTGTTGGAATATAAAAGGATATATCAAGTAATTCACCAAACAATTCTTCAAAATTAACCATACCCCTTCTATTCTCAACTTTATTTACAAATTCAACCGCCCACTCTATCAACTCCAATCTAGTAATTTTACTCATGCAATTAGGAGCATTTTTTTCAATTAGTGCCTTTCTATTTTCGTTTATCTCCTTTAGCTCCTTTAGTCTTGATTTATTTCTACTGCGCCAATCTCTATTTCTCTTATTTATTATATCTCTATTTTGTTCACTATATCTTTTCCTATACTCTCTTTCATTTCTTTTCCTACGCTCTCTTTCATTTTTCTTTTCTTCTAATGTTTCCATATTCTATATATTAACTTCTAAAACCAATTTTTCATACTTTCTATAAAAAAATCTTACACCAATTTATAATTTATCAATATAAACCATAATTCCTTTACATCTACTACATGTATTATAGGCATTAACTATAGCACTCTTCTCACAATATCTACACAGACCCAATTTTCCTAGTTCTTTAAATCTATTACAATCAAACTCACCCAAATCCTTTTCAAACGCATTGGCAAAATATTTTACACCACACCAGATATCATATAATTGTTGAGCGGCTGGTAAATCATCATAAGTATTACTTGGTAAATAAAATGAAATATCAAGTAATTCACCAAATAATTCCTCGAAGGATAGTAATCCATTTCTAGATTCGACTTTATTCACAAAGTCAACTGCTTTTTTTATTAAATCTAATCTATTAATTTGGCTGATATATTCATGATTTTCAAATTTTTTTCTACTTACAACTCTATTCTGATATCGTTCCTTATCGGATTTCCTTATTTTTTCTTTATTCTTTTCTTTGTATCTTCTTTTAGCCTCTCTTCTTTTCTTTAACTTCTCATCATTTTCTTTTAACATTTTATTTCTCTCCTTTTGTTTTTCAGCAATTAAATCCTTGTTCTTTTCATAATATTCCTTAGCCTTATCCTTTCTCCTTAGATATTTTTCCTTATTTTTCCTTTTTTTCTTTTCTTCTAGTGTTTCCATATTTTATATATTTCCAATTTTACCCCCTCTTCAAAAAAAGTTTAGACCCATTTTAGTGGATCTAAACAAATCGGAAAAATAAAAAATAAATAATTAGCTTATTTTGACTTTATGTTCAATAAAGTCTTGGTTGATGATTTTACTTAGAAATCTTTTTTTTTATTGTCGCTAAGAGCCTTTGCAAACTCTATATTGAGAGCCTTTATCTCTTTTGTCAATTCCTTTAAGGTCTCCTTCAATTCATCTATCTTATCATCAAGTGTCTCAAACTTACTCAAATGGTCTTGTTTTATCATATTCAATTCACCCTGTAGCTTTACGTTATCTGTTTTAACTCTTTCAATTTCTTTTTTCATAAATTTAACATCATCCATTGTTCCTTTTAAGAAATATCCAAGAACTGATATAATTAACGACCCTATAAAATATACTACTTGTTCATTCATTTGTTCTGTTTGTTTTTTTGTTAAATGTATTTTTAATTGCATAGAATACTCCAACCCCAAAGAATATTAGGACAAAACTAAGTGGAATATATGATATCATTTGAAATCCTGTGTTATATAGGATTGTAAATAACACCATACAAAAAGCACATATGATATACGGATTTCTTAGATATTTCATGATTCGTCTTCTTTCCATTTTTTATCCTTTCGGTTATAACTCTTTTTAGATTTATGCCTTTGGTTCGGCCTGAGAAGAAATTTTATCATCTCCTCCACTCTTATCTTTATTTTCTTTACTTTCTTTTTCCCCTTTGACATATTTATCTAATAAGAGTAAATTTTTTTTTGATACTTGTCTATTGCCCCTTTTATTCTTCATTAGTAACATTCATCATTAAATGGTTTTATTGGGTCTCTACCCCATTTTCCTCTCCTTCTTTGAGGGGAGTCTTTTAAGTATATACCACCAAAGTAGTTATTTAATTTTGGTACTATTTGCAACTGAGCTGGTGTCATAAAGAAGAACTCAGGGAATTGAGCTTGGTTATTTATGATATATTCTGTTATTCTCCTTGTTAAGAATTCAGCTGTACTTCTAACATCCTCTCTTAGGTATTGAATATTTTTAAGTTCCGTTGCGTCTGAACTATCCGATTTCTTTTCAGATACAGCCTTGTTGGTGAGTCTATAATTTATATATGGCAAGGCATGATATATAGTCCACTCCAATTGACATTTTTGAATATAGTCATTGACTAAAGTCTCATAGTATCCAGATAGTGTATTATTCGAGATATCACTCATTAATTTAACATATAGATTATTCCCAATAGCTGTTTGGATATTAATATCCTGTGCCTTTATTATAAATGTCTGTATTAGATTTGGGTCAACGTTATCATCAACTATTGACCATCTATAAACATACTCTGGTGTAATGAACGTACTATATGTCATGATTGTTTTGTTAATTTTTCTGCCTCATCAGGTTGAATTCCTATTGTAATTAGGACATTTTTCTTTTGTTCATCACTCAAATTAGATTGTAAAACTGCTAATATATCACCTGTTGAAATCTGGACATCCAAATCTAACTTGAATTCATTTATTTTTATAATTTCCACAATTCCATTTTGTCTAGCTAGCTTATTAAACACCTTCTCAATCATCTTTTGTCTTGGGATGACATATTCTGCTGTAAATATATTTAAGTAGTCTACAATGTCCTTAGAACCACCTAATTCACCCTCTGTTTTAATACCGAATAAGGATGGATTTACAACTCTATGTCCACTCATAATCCCTTCGGTTATGTTTTTATTCAATTCAATGAACTTTTCATCAGAGTCGTTTAGTTGAATTGGTGTTATAACAGGTGCGTTATCTTTACCTTCAGAGAATGTAATCATAACCTTTCCTGAATTACCAGAGCCCTGATATTCTGATTTTAATCTCTTAACTACATCTTGCATTTCCTCTGAACTTGGAATTCCTTGTGAGAAATTTATAATCATAGCTGGTGCAAATCCATTCTGGACACTTGATAAGTGGTAATTTGACACCTCCCATTCCAATTCAATCCAATTATTAGCTCCAATATATGATGGTACAGTATAATATTCTTTACCTGGTGAGTATGTTTTAACATATAATATCTGAGATGCCTGTGACCTATCAGTTGTTGAGAATTTTGGATACTTTATAGGTTTATATTTTCTCCAATTTACCCAATCCTTACATACATAATAACCATCTTCAACTTTATTTTCATCAACTGATATTCTAACCTTTGATACATCAACATATTCAATTTGAGCAATTGACTTCCTATCCTTAGACCAAATAACATTTAGGGCAAATGAACCATGGACTTCTAAATCAAAAGCAACTCTAGCTAAAATTTCATCCAAATCTAATTTTGAATTTGGATTTTTGATAAAATTGATTGCTGATGGTGATAAATTGGTTTTATTCCATTCATTTCCACCAATCATTTGAGACTTTGTCTCTGTTATAGCTCTATGTTTAGCTGATTTATTAAGGAGTTCAATAAGATATTGTGGGTACAAATTGTCAGAGCCCCACGTAATAAACCCTCTTGGGTTAAAAACCTCATCATATACAGGTAAATAAGCTGTATCATACAGGTTTAAGTATTTTATGAATTCCTTTTTTGGTTCTTTTTGTTCATCTATTCCCATTTTAATAACTTATTTTTGAATATCCCTTTATAGAGCCTATGTTTACATTTGATTTTATTGGTGTCTCACTACCAACAACGTTCAATATTCCTGTTTCTAACATCTCTAAATCATCAACATCCAAGTTATATGGTGTTGGTGACCCATAGATAAAGTATTGATATTGACCAGGTTGAATATTGACAACTCCAGAGGTCAAGCCTTGAGGTGAAGAGACCGATAGTGTAAAGGATTGATAGTATGGACTTGAGGATGAATTGTCTTGGGTAAATATTGTCTCTTCATTCGTCATACTATTACGAATCTTCCAAGTATAATTCTCATAAATAGTTAAGCTATCTCTCAAGGTAACAATCAAGGCTTGGCTCTGGGTTGCACTTAAATATAACATTTACTTTTTATAAATTTTAAATAGAGGTGTTTCCTCAAATATATCACTCCACTTTCTAGCATTTTTAATCATTCTTTTCATTTCTAAATCTTCTATAACTTCCTCTTCAAAGTAATGTGGAGCTAGTTTATATAACTTATCATATGAACTCTTTTCTAAAAATCTTAATTGAACTTCTCTTCTATCAAATAGAATAACAGAATCCAAATATTCTCCTTTAATCTTTAACTCCATACCTGTATATATATTTTTGGATATTAATTTCATAAAAATGAAAAATCCCTTAGATTTCTCCAAGGGATTTTTTCAATTCATTGCTCCAATCTTATTAAGCTGATACAGCAACTGTGTTAAGTGCTGACTGACTTACTAAGAAGGCTGGAGCTGATTCCTTATTTGAGAAGGTAATCTTAAGACCATTTAGGTCCAAGAAAGCCTTTCCAAGGTCAGCATTACCTGCATTTACTCTGCAAGCATTTCTGTAACCCATCAACCAATATTGTCCAAGTTGGTCTTCGATTATAACTCTCCACTTACCTTGAACTAGAGTCTTGATTGTGTTTCTCAATTGAGCATTCATTTTTGGGATTGTGATTTCACAAGCCTGGGTGAAAGCAACTGTTCCGTTTTCGTTATTAGCCTCAATAGCTTGAGTAAAGCTACCAACCTCTACATCCTGTTGGATTTCGTAAGCTGATGAGGTAACTCCTGTAAAGGTGTTGATTGTGTCCAAATTGGAACCAGTCAATCCCATTACAAGTCCAGAGTCAAATTCCATAACCCATATTCTAGCAATACCACCTGTGTTGTCCCTACAAGCTAGGGCTATTCCACTATTTAATACACATGACATGTTTTTTTTATTTATTTTTTATATCCTTATGGATTATAGGTTGATGGCAACTGCCTTTGAACCGAAAGCGATTCCAGTAGCAATCTTGACTTTGTATCTTAGGAGATACTTGTCGTAATACATGCTGTACTCACCTTTGATTGGCTCGTCAGTTGGAGCTAAGTCTGTTCCCCAGAAAATCCATGACCCTTTGTGTAGGAGAGCCTTGTAGGTTCCGTTTAGACCAGCTGTAGCAACTAGTTTAATGTTATTCTTACCAAATAATGGGGTAACACCATTTCTGATTTCATCAGGAGAAGCGTGGTAGAAGTTTAGGTTTCTAATGCTTCTTGTGTATCTATCAAATACATCTCTACCAACGAATAGAACTAGGTCTTCCTCATCTAGGAGAGAAGCATCCAATCTATCAACCATTAGGTCGAGTGTTGAGATAATACCATTGTTAACAGCGGTTGATATTCCGAAAGCGGTTGCTCCAGTACCAATTGCGGAAGCTGTCAATGAAACAGCTCCGGCTGTGATAGCAGCTGCAATCTCACCAGTTAGACCAACGTTAGCATCACCCTGCCAGTACATTGTATCCAATCTCTTAGCGATGACGTTCATTTTGTTCTCTAGGAAAGCCTGTTCAAAAGGTAGGTTCTCCTGGTCGGAACCCCTCTTCATGTACTGACCGAAGTAGTACTGTTCTAGTTCATTCAAACAGAATGATTCTTCCTTCTTAAGGTAAACAGCTGTCAAAGTAACACCTGTAACTGAGGTTGTAGCTCCATTTGAGAATGAGCTGCATGAATCAGCAGTTACAAAGGTTCCTTCTGATTCAGACACAGTTGGTATAACCTTTGTGTACTTAACATCAGGAATAACATTGATATGGTCAGTTGTTCTAACCCTTCCGTATACATTAGGAACGAATCCATCGTATAAAGAATCAATGTACTTTGAAATGTTGCTATAAGAAGCTTCAAAATTAAGTTTTCTTTTTTCCATTTTTTCTTTTTATTTTTTTTTTTATTATATGCTCTTGGCCATATTTTTAAATCTCTCTATTCTAAGTTCAACATCAGACAAAGTCTGTGTATTCTTACTTAGTTTTACCTCAACAGGCTCATCACCTGGCTGAGCTGACAACTCTTGAACCTTCTTTTCCAATTCAACATTCTGTGACATTGTCTCCTCGGTCTTTGTCATCATTTGGTCCATGATGGATAAGATTTTAGAAACAGCTTCTTCAAGACCTTTAATTCTATCCTCAACACTAATCTCTTCTTTCTTCTTTTCTTCTCCCATCTTTTCTTTAACCTTCGTCTCTGTATCAATATTGACATTTGCATTGTCCTCTGGTGATTCAATTTCTGTTCCCTCCTTTATTTCTTCCATCTTAACAATTTTACCAGATTCTATTGTAACTTTCTTTCCTTCACATGCGAATTCACCATCATTAACTGGTGTTTGGTTTCCTTCTGAATCCTTTGTGTAAACCTCTAATCCAACTTCCAATCCACCATTTGTGATTAGAACTGGTCCTTCATTTGTGACAAATTCTTCAAACTTCAATTCTGTTTTTTTACCTCTAATTGACAAAGCCAATTCCTTTAATTCACTCAAAGTTGACTTTATCTTTTCTATAGACTGCTCTTTATTCATTTAAAATAATTATTTTATAGTCCTCAATCATACGTATATATATGATTTTGGATAAATTTCAATTTAGGAGCTTCTTTGCTCCCATTTAGACTTACAAATAGCAAAAGCTTGGTCTTGAGGATATGACTTTGTCTCTTCAATCATACACCTTCCTATAAACTCATCTTCTGTTTCTGATGGACCTGGGTTAATAACAAATTCACCCTCAATATCTTCAATTATCTCAGATAGATAATCTATTTCTTGAACTATTTCCTCCAACTCCATATCAAAATTCTTACTCAATTCAATCAATCTCATACCAAATAATCCCTCAACAGAGAACCCACTAAATCCCTCTGACTTAACATAAGAATCCCAAAACTTTTTATCCTCAACTTTACATACAATAAAGTATGTTCCAACTGGAAGATTGTCATATCCATATGCTCTAGCATTATTATAAACAGGGTCTTCAATAATAAAGTCCTGCATTATATAAGCATCAATCATTTTATTAGAGTGATTGAAATTTATTTTCTTATTGGAACCATTCTTATTAAATCTCTCAACCATTTTCCTAATTTGTTCTGCTCTGAATATTGTGTAATACTCCCCATATTGGTCATTTCTATAAATCTTTAAATCTGGTATAAGAGCTGGCCCAATTAAGAGTTGCTTATCCTCCACAATTTTTAATTTAATCTCAATCTTATCCATCTCAGAAAAACACATAGCCTTAACTCCAATAGCTGGGTCTCTAACAATAGATATTAATTTGAATCCAGTGGACTCATCCGTCTCATCTATAACTGCTTCATATATTGGAATGTCTGTTTCTTTGAATTTTTTTTTCATTTTTGTTTTTTTTATTTTTATACTATAGTTGCTCTTGTCTCAATAGAATTAATATTTCTTTGAGTTGAAGTAATATCCGTCTCAACAATATTATTTTCAATTATTATTGGTTGTGGTGGTTGGCCCTGTCCTTGTTGTTGCTGCCCAATTCCAAAAAATTGCGGTGCTTGGAACGGGGTTGGACTTGGTGCTCCACCACCAGGTGATGTAGCACTTGAAGGTATAGACACATTACCAACATCACCACCACCCCCACCTGAACCCCCTTCTGGGAATTTCTTAGAAGCAATTAGTCCTATTTGTACAGCTCCTAAAGCTCCAGTTAGAGCAGCCAGAATAAAACTAGCAGGTGGTGGCATGGTCAACGCTGACACAACACCCTGAGCTGTTCCTATTGCCGCTTGAACGAGTGATATTGCTTTTTGTTGATTGAAGGCCTTTTTCTTTTCAGCCAGTTCAATTTTAGCATATTTCTTACGCAAATCATCATTTGATTTAGCTCTACTCATTTCAAGATTTTCAATGGCTGCTTTTCTTTGTGATTCGTCGGCAATATTTTGATTTATATATTGAGCCTGAGCATTATATTCATTCTCAGATGCCGCAATTGCTGCCTCTTCCTCCATTTGAATCTCTCCAAGTCTCTGATTTGATAACTCAGATAAAACTTGACCAATTCCAGCAACGGCTGCGCTAGCTGTCTTTAAATAAGCAAGTGTCTTTTCTTGCCATGTTGCTGCCTCATCATTTATAACTTTAAATAGGTTTGGTATAGAATTGGCAATACCACCAACAAGGTTATTAATTGATGCTCCCAATTCAGTAGTCAATGGGTTGATATTTTGTATAAAGTCATTAAGACCCTCAACAGCTTTCTCTAATTTTTTTATCGCTTCTGCTCTTATGTCTGCAATATCATCCTCTAATTTCTCTTCGGCATCAAGTCTCAATCCTCTATATCTCTCTCTAATTTCAGCAATCTTTGTCTCATTGCCCTCAGCTGCCTCAATTTCCAATTTTTCCTTTTCATCAAGAGCATTTTTCTCGGCATCAAATAATCTCTTAACCTGTTTAATTCTTTGGTCTGTTGATTGTTTTAGTCCTTCAGCAGCTTTAATATCATTCTGAATTCTCAGAAGACCAGTCTCAATAATAGTAGTTTCTTCTTCAGTCCTTAGCTGTAAATTTGATTGTCTAATATCCTCATTTTTCTTTAAGGTTATCTCCCTCTCTTTAATAGCCAATAATTCCTTATCAGTTATTGTCCTTCTTAATTCTTCAATTTCTTGACGTGCTCCCTCCTCAATCAAATTAGTATTAGCTGTTATCCTTTCTTCAATAGTTTTAGCTTCCAATACAGCTATATTTCTTTCAGCTATATTTTTCTCATTTGACAATCTAATTATCTCAGTGTTATATCTCTCTTCAAGTTCAGTTCTTTTTTTAACTTCTTCTTGAATCTTTAATGTAATCTCATTCTCAGTTAGCCCAAGTTGCTTTCCCTTATTCTTAACAAATTCCTCTGTCTTTTGTGATAGTTTTATTTCTTCAGCTAATCTTTCAGCAGTACCTTCCTTGGTACCATTGATTACAACCTGTTGTTCATCTTGTATATCCTTTAATCTTTGAGTAGCAATTCTTTGGGATTCGTTCCTTGCATCTTCTGAAGCCTGCTTTCTAATATCTTTTAAGGAATTCTGATAGATTAATTCACTATTTTGTAGTGCCTTATTTCTATCAGAAGCATCCTTGATAGTATCATTGATTTGTCTATTCCTTTCATCCCTTTCAACTTCCAGTTGTTTTCTAGCTCTTTCGGTTTTATCAGAAGTAGACTGTATATCCAA